GTAATAAGTTTGGATGCAGAGAATCCCGTTTGGGCATTGCCAAGAACGTGTCTGCTGACTTCTATATCAGATTCAATATAGTTCAATGCACCCATATAACCTGGTAGAGCATAAGTATCTAAACCTGGTCTATATTCCTTAATGTAAAGTATCTGCTTCCCTTGTCTGACCTTCGTGTTAAATGCCATCATAGGGATTAACTCATCCTTTCTCTCATTCCAATCTTTCTTATACCAAAATTGAGTATTATCCGTGTTGGACCTTATTTTAGTATAGTCAATGTGTAAGACATCGGTTAACTGTCCACCCGTTACGGACCAAATCACCTCAAGGTAGGCACCACCGAAGATTTCAATATCAATAGATACCTTTCTTGTTAAATCGTTTAAAGATTCAAACTGATTAGGTTGTGCAATGAATTGGTCCGCAATAGGGTCTACCTCATCACTCTTCCATCCGTTTCCGATAATGTAATTAACCTTGCCCTTGACAATAGCGTTATGCTTTGCACTTTTATTGTAAAGTGATAAAAGATAGTTAGGGTAATCGTTCTTTTCACCGAACTCAATATACCCCTTGCCCCTCTTCTCCCGATATTCGGGTTGCCTTGCTTCTTGGAAATTAAGTATTACTAAATCATTCATCTTGTTATATATGTATTGTCAACCTCGTGCTGCGTATATTCAAAAGTGGTTGATGGTGACAGTTTCATTATTCCCTCTTCAAGCAATCCCGTTGCTTGGGTATAGTCTATATTGTATGCACTTGTTTGCTCATATACATAATACAACCACTCTCCAATGTTACCCAATCCAAAATACTTCGGTACTTTGATGCTAAATTTATTGTACCTATCCTTGAAAGGTGATACATCAAGAGCAAACAAAAGCACAAAAGCAACCTCATCCCGTGTGGTCCTATTGACAAAACGGAACAAGTAATTCGGTGAGGCAAGTGTCTGCTTCTCCGTTAATGTTAGGTAAATAAACTCCGTTGCTCCTTGTGTGAGTTGTATCATTATGTCTAAATAGGTAATCCCTTAACTTTTACCCAAAAAGAAAGGCATCCGATATGGATGCCCTACTCAATTCTAAACCTTCCTATTTACGCAGTAAGACCTGCAATTATTGAACTTGAAACCTCGGGAGCAAGTGCAGGTTCATTGCCTGTAAAGGTCAAAGTATAACCATTCCTGTCTCCATAGGCAACACCAGTTGCACCATTGCCACCAGTCAAATCAGCACCATTTACCTTACCAAGCAACCAATATTTATCGTTACCATCTTGAACCACTGCAAGGAGATTGTTTTTTGCAAGAAGCAAAATTTCGTTCCTTGTACTTGCTTGAAGTTTATTGAGGATGATAGATAATTCTTGTGCATAGAATACAGTGCCATTCTCAACAGAGGCAGTGATATTCTCGGTAAGTGAAGAGGTTTGCTTTACAAGTTGGTACTTGTAGAACACCTTGCCTGCTGACTTTGTAATAGTAGTAACAACGCCTGATGCCTCTGTTATCGTAGTTACATCAGCGAATGGAATGAACCAGACCGCTTTGATACCACCTATGGACTCTTTACAGTCCAGTACATATCCTTGAGTTAAAGCACACGGCATATTATAAAATTTAAAATGAAGGCAAGGGATGGATACCACCCCTCACCATCAATGTTATTTAAATGAAGAACTTGACAATCTCATCAGGGAAAGCAAAGTTAATTCCCATTTTGAACTCAGAAACAAAACGAACTTGGTCTGCTTCCTTAGCGTAGAAGATTTCAAATCTTTCCTCTTCGTTCAAAAGGTCTGTACCGATGAAGAAGTTAGAAATCCTTGCAGCAACGATGTCATTTGTACCATTCAAACCTTGTACTGCGATTACACGCACGTTTGTACCTGGAAGGAAAAACTGACCATTTGCAGCCTCATCGTATTTGTAATGGAACAAGTTAGAAGACTTCAACTTTACAGTGTAGGTCCTAAATGTGTCCATACCGCAGAAGATAACCATATCATCCTTGTCAACTACTTGAGCAGGAATTGCTTTGTAGATATCATCAAAAATGCTAACTACGTTTGCATCGGTAATGGCGGTTTCAACTACTCCGTGAAGTGCTACGCTATTGGCATTTACAACTGATGCACCTGCTGAAGTAATCAAAGAAATCAAACCTGTAAACTTGTTCAAGTTTACGTCAACGCTTGATGTGTTACCTTGCCAAAGTGCTTTCTCAAGTTGAGAAGAGATTTTCTCTGTTTTACGCTTAGAATACTCTTCAGCATAAATCATTGAATCATACATAGAACCAGCAGGAAGTGCTTTCTGCAAGTACTTTGCTTCAAGGTCTTTCAAGCACAATGCTTCGTTAACCTTAATTTTTCCAACTGTTACAGTCCTTTGTGTGAAAGAAGTCAGACCTGATGCGTTGAATCCGCAAGATGAACCATCTTGGAAAATAGCATCTGTGTCCATGATGTTGATGGTTTCGGCAGACTTAACACCTACCATCACGTTACCTTGCTCTTTAATTAAAGAGGCGGTTTTGCTACCAAGTACAGAAGAGGCAACAAGTAATTGCTCGTTCTCTTTTGTATAGGCTGCCAATGTTCCTACTGAAAAACTCATTTTATTTAATTTTTATTGTTTGAGAAATTTTTACTTAATTGACTTTGCGAAATCAAGGAATCTGCTAATCTTATCTTCCTTTTTTTCAATGTGCTGATTAAACTTTTCTTTCGGTGCTTCAGTTGCATTTGCAGATGGTGTGTTCAAAAGTTGAACCAAAACATCAGAAATGTCACTCATGCCCTTGCTAAACTTTGCTTCTTGAGAGGCAAGTTTGGCATCGTATGCCATCTTAATCTCATCCAGTTGCTTCTGCATCTCTTCAATCTTCTTCTTCATCATGTCCTCTTCTACCTTCTTAGATTCAACAGAAATCTCAACTTCGGGAACTTCAGGGAGTTCAACTTCAGGGACTTTAATTGCGGTGATGATTGAGTTCTCATCAAGAGTAATTACAGAACCATCAATCAACTCATGGTCACCAACAGGAGCAGGAACTTCGTTTCCACCCTCATCTACAAGAGTAACCTTACCACCAACTTCAAACTTATCAATCATAACCTTTGCACCACTCTTTAGCGTATATTCCGCCATAGATTGAAGAGGCATTGCAGATGGCAATTCTCCTGCTTCTGCAAACATTTGTTTAATCTTATTGATTGCTTCTAAAGTAGTCATCATAACTTTTAGCAATAAATAGTGAGCATTTACCAATGTACCATATACAAAAAAAGGCAGGTGTGGAAACACCCGCCGTAATCAAATTAATTTATGGTACTAATCTTAACTAACCATAGATAGCACTTTTAGGACATTTTCCCAAAGTTGCTCAATCTTTTTATCACCAGTCTTTCTGTAATTAAATTGACCTTCTACGGAGAATCCTCTTACATTCCCTGCCTTAATCTCTGCCCATACTTCGGGATTGTCTACCTTAAAAGAACCGAACCAAGACCCATCGGGTACATCCTCAAATCCTTTCATCGGGTAGATTCCCCTAACCTTGTCGCTGATAAATGATTCAAACATTGTCACACCTTCAACGGATTGACCCGAATCGTGCATCAAGTTTACGTTTGCTTGATATCCTTTTTTAAAATACCTCTGTGCAATCTTTTTTATCGTTTCCTTTGTAAAGACTACATAATATTCCCCGTTGTGGTCATTTCGGTAAATAGGAGTATCTGCTAACATTAATGGACCGCTAATGATTTGTTGGTCCTCATCTTGGATGACAAAGTTCTGCCTGTCAAGTTTTTTGAGTTTGTTACTTGACCATTCAATCATGGAAGTACCACCCCAAGCATCCCACATAAGACCACCGCATCCTTCGGAATAGGGAACATCTTTATTCTGTTGATGCCTTTTGAATCCGCTAATTCTTGCGATTGTTTCACGTGAAATCGGTTCTCCCTTTGCGATTTGGTTTGCCCTTATCTTTCCAACCTCCGTGCCACATTCTCCCCATCCGTTTTTCTCTGCCCAATCCAATGCCCTCTGTGCGTTGTTCTTTGCACTTTCGGGATAGTCTGTGTAGGATTCAGCAAACTCATCTTCAGTAAAGGCAAGGAAGGACC